CTTCATTATCTTGAATAGCAACACCACCGAGAGCAGGTTTGGCACGATTAATATCATTTCCAGAACCAACCCATTCAAATGAATGAGATGATGTAATTTGTAAACTTACTCGTGTAAAGTATACTGTAGTTCCTGCACTAACTGTATTATTTAGGTTCTGTAATAAAGTGATTGTAGAAATTCCGGCACTTGGTAAAGTAGCAGAATCAACTTTATAAAATATTGGTTGCATTCTAGACACTGATGCTTGTGCTTGAACTCCAACTCCAGTTGGAGGAGCAATCGTGACAGTGGGGGGATTTAAATATTGAGTTCCCGAGTTTATAATATTGATAGAAACCACTCTTCCATTTTCAATTGTAGATGTAGCTTGAGCAGTAATTCCATTTTCACCCTCAGGTGCAGAGAAAAACACTCTAGGTGCAGATTCATATCCGAATCCACCATCAGTAACTTCTACGGTATCGACAAAATTATATAAATCTCCAAAATAACAAACCTGTCCATCATAAGGTCTATATGATCCTAATCCTCCAACCTGTACATCATTATTTTTTGCTGGAGAATCTGTGGTAACTGTTCCAGTATAACGATAAATTGATTTAGTATTTTCATCTCCATCTCCATCGGCATAAAGTCCTAGTCTACCAAATGATGAGTTAGAGTTTGTAATATCACATTGACCTCCAGATCCAGTAAATACTGAAATATCATTACAAATAGTAAAGATAGAAACTAACTGTGCATATGCACCATTTGTAATAGAAACTCCAATTCCACCTTGATTATACTGAGTGTATGAGTCAACACTCATTGTACCAGTAACACCTATATCATTTAAATCACCAGGTTCAGCATCAAATCCTTCCACTTTCATGCCTATACTGTTACCAATAAAATTGGTACAGTTTCTTACATATGGTCCCTGTGTAATAGGTCCTACACCTTTAGAATATGGAGGTAAAACTAATCCTCCAGAAGAATAAGTATGCGGAATAGTAGAAGTTCCAACTACGATTGTAAATGATCCTGGAGATGGTACATCTATTACTCTGAACTGATACCCCTCACTTCCTGTTGGATATATTGTAGTGGTCCCTGCACCACTCATACATGTAAATTCTAAATCACGAATTCCAACTAAATCACCTACATTAATGATTGCGTTTGGTGAAGAAATTGTAGTAATTCCTGTAGTATGATCATAATCTGCATCTATTACAGGAATAGAACGATCCACTACAAATCCACCTGAAACATAAGTATGAGGTAGCGTAGATACTCCAACGTAAATATCAAAAGAACCATCTTCATTAACTTGCTCAACTAAAAATTGATTTCCATATTTTCCAGATGGGAACTTTTGAGTAGATGTAGTTATACCAGAAGAACACTCAAATACTAAGTCATATATTTCTACGGTGTCATTTTCTTTTACTGAAAAATTAGGAATTGTAAGTGTGGTTCTTCCACTTACTTCATCATAAACTGCATTGGTAACTTCTTTTACTGTTGTAAATCCAATTCCTGCATTTCCTGGATATGTAACATTAAATACATTGCCCAAAACAGTTGGACCTTGATCAATAATTGTAGTTACAACACCAACACATGAATAGATTGCAGATACTACATTTGCACAAGAATTTATATCAATATTTGATCCTGTAGCACTGTCTGCTTGCATTCCAAGATCTCTAATTTGAGTAAATTCGGATTGATAATTACCATCCCAGGAGACATTATTAATACAAGATTTTGCAATTCCTGCAGCATAACGAATAGTATCTATAGTTTCAGTCTTAACACCAACAATATGTTGAAGAGTTTCATCACTATAATATGAAAGTCCTGCTCCTACACACTTAGAATTACCACCCCTAGTAATATCAAAGCAAATTGCTTTAAAAATATCCTTAATGTCATCTTTACATGAAGTATAGTCATTACTAGACAAAGTAAATGCTGGATATTGGTAATCTGTACTGGTTAAATATCCAACTGCTTCAGATGCAATAAAATCAAGATTCATACGAATCAGTCTTGCAGCATCAAAAAATCTATCTTCAGATACACCTAAAAGTGGTTGAAATGCTACAACTGCTGCACCTGAAGTAACATTAGGTCCAACAAAACTCATATCAGTTATATGGCATCCATTATTTACATGGAATAGATCTCTATCCAAATATTTTGGAGTGACTATACAGTTTCTCAGTTCAGTTCCTTCTACTGATACTGTTCTAGAAAGAACAATTGGATTTTCTTCAACATAAGCTCCAGGGAATACTTTTATAGTATCTCCAGACAATGCAACTGCGGATGCTGATTTAATTGTTCTTTTTGGATGATTTTCTGACAATCCTGTATTATTATCATCACCATTTTGGGAAACATAAATTGTTTTACCAACTGGTCTATATGAAGATATTTCAACTACACCCTTTCCAGCAGTTTGACTGCTGTTAATATCAATACCAATTCCTGCAACAAGTTGTGTTACTATCCCAACCAGTCCTACACCATCACCAAGATATTCATTAGCAATAACAGTATTAAGAGTAGATACTCCAGATACAGATAATTGCGTTACCGAAGCAATTCCACCAACAACGTCAGTAGATACACCAGATGCTAAAGTGTATGCAGAAACTTCTGTTTGGAAAGACGTTCCTGTGATATTAATATCATATGTTCCAGACAGTCTTTCTTTAGGAATAACACCATCAAGAATATTTGCACCATCTGTTAAAAAATTTGCAGTATTTGCAGATCCAGTAACATTAATATCATAAGTTCCCTGAAGAACTGATGTGGAAACTATTCCACTCTTAATATTGCCTGCGTCTTCAAGAAAGTCTGCACTATCTACTGAAACTGGATAATAACCAGATAATCTTTCAGAACTAATTGTTCCTGAAATAATATTTGAACCATTCAGTAAAGCATTAGCAAAGTCTGCAGTTCCTGAAAAAATACCAACAAATTTGTTTGCAGTAATAGTAGATGCACCTACTATACTATTCCCATCAAGATTTAGATTATCCCCGTAGGACAGTTCCTCAATCTTACCTGTATCGGGATTAACTATAAGTGGATATCTATCGGCCATTAACTTATGTTTAGATGCTTTTAGTTCTTATAATATATAGGTTCTACTCATAAGGCCTAAAATCAAAATTAGATATATCTGAAATAACTGCTTCCAATTCTGTTATTTCTTCATCTAATTTAGATGCAGATTGAAGAATAGACCATGCATATCTTTGAAGTTTTTCCCTTTGCTTTCTTAACGTATTAGATATAGATGCAGTTTGTTTAATTGCAGGAACATTTTTATTTCTAGTTTGAGTATAAGAATTTAAAGAATTATTAATTGTATTATCAAAAGAAGAACAGTTTGGAGGAAAAACTCCGAGAGGTGGAGGTCCTGCAGCATATCCAATTACATCAGTTGCTGTAGCTGCTACTGTAACTCTAGTTCCTTCGGGTGCATACTTTATAGTATAAATTGGAGGATCACCACCATTAGAAGTTTTTATTGTTGGCCACTGAGTTGTTCCAATATTATAACCACCTCTTCCTGCTCCTACCTCAGGCTCTGCATTCCTAATACATTCTCTCGTATCTTTATTCCATGTTGTATTTGATCTTAAAGTCCCATCACTTTTATATAAACAATCATTTTTATTTTTTTTAGTGCTGTCAACATAAGTTTTTCCGGGTTTATACTTATCAAACTCATTTTCTATTCCAGATTCGTCAAAATAAACACTACCCCCAGTACCTACAGTTGAAGATCCAATTATACCTATTTTAATAGGAGAATTTGGACTTTTAGTATAATCAAATCCTTTATAAATTTGAGAATCAACCCTTAGTGCAATAAGATCTGTAGTCAATCCGGACCTTGATGCTTCAGTTGATAAAAATACTGCAGAATAATTAGTAAGTATTCCAACAAAAAATTCACCCTCTTCAATATAATCAGTTGCATTTGCACTCAATATTAAAGTATTGACTGTCAATAAAGATGTTTCTAAAACACCATCTTCACCATAATATTCAATAGGTTGACTGGCACTACCAAAACCAGTAATAGTTGTTAGATATGGAATGACTGGAGGATTAGTACCTACACCCAAATGAACAAGAGTCATGCCAGTTTTGATACCAACAAAACTACCTGCACCAAAGTTATTAAAAACATTAGAACCAGTAGAAATACCCCCTATTAGAGATGTTATTACACCAACTGAAATAGTTTCACCAAATCCAACTATCTCAGGTAAATTTCCAGGAGAATATATTGAAGGGTTATCAATATCGTCTGAAATTGTATCATTTATTTTTAATTCAGGTGGTCTAGATGTCGGATTTCCATCTTCATCCGTAATTGCAATAATTGTAGATCCAGAAGAAACATTAGCATAAAACTCTGCAACTAAAGTTGATCCATAATCACGATCTAAAGGTTTTTTATAATATTTCAAACCAACTTTTGGTTTATAATCATAAGTGTCTGGATTTTTTTGTACTTCCCAAACTTTATATTGTCCTATATTAAAAGGTGTAGGAGATTCTATTTCTACCCATTTTAAATCTGTTCTACATCCTGAAGCAATTCTTGCATCATATGCTGCTTTTACAGCATCTACAGAAGCATTTACTTCACCGGATAAAGGTAAAGTACTTTCATCTATTGGATCAATTAGTCCATCATACTTATCAAGTTTAATATCTATTAATGATAACTGATCCAATAAATTATTTAATTGATTTTTTTTTCTTATTATCTCTAACTTATATTCTTCAATAATGTCACTAGAATTACTCATATACTTTTCCTCATCAATTTAATTAAGAATTAATTCCTGGTCTATAATCATAATGATATCCAACTATAGATCTTTGATCTTTTCCCGGATAATCTTCTATTTTACCTTCATATTCTACAACAATTTTATCTACATCTTTTCTTTCACCATAAACAATATAACTACAGTGAACTGCACTCCCTGCATTATTTAGAACTTTAATTTTAGACCCCCAATCTGATATTTCATAATAAAGTTCTTGATATGTTCCAATAGGAGTCAGGTAAACTGTAATTGTTTCCGAATCTACTAAACCTTTCCAATATTCTGGTAATTCTATAATATTAGAATCTTTTAAAATTCCTCTATGATAGACTGCCGCTTCAGGACCTTCTAAACAAATATGAGTCAATCTCCACCCTTTTTTAGTAGGGTGATGCATATCAAATCCTTTTGGAGGTGATGCTGCTGCAGTAGCTAATTGAGCATCAAGCCATTCACAACTAATAACTCCATCAACTCTCAATGCTCCATTTACAACTTCTGTAAGATTTGCTATACAAACATCATTACCAATTGCTAAGGCATTGCTGAGACTCGTTCCTTGTTTAATGTCTGCAGATTGTTTAATTTCTATTCCTTCACAAACAACTGCACCTGCAAATAAACTAGAACCTTCTACATTAAAAGATCCAATAATATTTGTTATACCATCGACAACAAGAGATGCAGGAAAAGAAGCAGATACTGGTGGTCCAATTGTGCAAGTAGCTCTTGCTGCAGGAGCAGCAAGAGCAGCACCCATCAAAACAGGTCCATTCAATACTGCAGTTCCGGGTAAAACTTTACTAGTAGCACTAATAAATGAAGTATCAAGTTGTCCTACAATAAGTTTATCACCTACTTGTGATATAGAAGTGGTATGTGACATATCAAATCATTTTCAAGAATTTTTTAAGATTACTTAAAGCACTTAGTATCGATCCAACAAATGATCCTTGTGTTACATCTGAGAATGACGCACTAGATACTTGAACATTTGCTGCCATATCTACAGTTTGCCCATACATACCAATTTCATTTGTAGCCGTAATATCGACATTTGTTCCTTTCGTTCTAACAATAGGAGCATTAAATTCTATGATTTTACCGGACCCCAGAGTAATCTCACCACTACCATCTGTAGCAACAATTCTTATATTTCTTGCACGAATTATAATATCTCCAGCAGGGGCATCTAAATAAATATCACCATTTTTTGCGTATATGACTTTCGCAGGTTCATCATCTACACATTTTGATCCAACAACTTCTATGGAAGTTTTAGGATTTGCCTCCACCCTATTTCCGTCTTCTCTAAGTTGAATCGAACTTCCACTATCAGTAGTTACTGCCCATTCATATGTTGCTTCTTTGTTAGTAACATTATCATAAATCTTATGTGCAATATTTGTATCTATATTTTGCCTTTCGCTTTTACTCATACGCAGTCAACAACCGTAAGTATTCCAACTTGATTAATAATAACTCTTGGGAGAATTGATAGTTGAGGCAGATATTCCAGAACTGGATATAAATCTGCACCTTCACCATTTTGACTATTTATAATCGCATTAGGAAGTGCATCAAAAATATTAGCACAAGTAATAGATTGAATTCCAACAATAGATCCATTAGGAGTAACAATAGGGGTAAATGTACAAAGACCTACTTGAATGACATCCCCTGTCGAATATCCAATTCCAGGATTTTCTACGACAATTGATGTTATAATTCCAACAATATCAGTTCCAACTCCAGGTCCAGGTGGTATGACATTATCAAATATTTCTTTTGGAAATGTTCCAACTCCAGTTGAAACTGGAGTTCCAGGTGGAGTTTGAATAGGATCGTCCGGAATTGGAGTAAGTATTGGAGATAGTCTATTTGATATGTTTACTATGGTCCTTGCTACAATAACACCAGAGGTATCTTGTAAATCAAAGAACATCTGTTCTACAGATTCTTGTATACTATCTTGACGTATTTTAACTTTAACTTGTGCAGTATTTGATTTTATTGTCACACTTCCATTCATACTTCCTTCTATATCATTAGAAGTAATATCTCCACCCAACATATAAGATAAAGATGTATTATCTTTAACATTTTGAGTAAAAATAGTATAAGTTACAGTTTCACCTTCAAAAAAAGTATATCTATCTGCAGTAACCAAATATGAAGGAATATCAAACTCTGAACTTAAATCTGGTGGACAATATCCTGTTCCAGATCGAGTTAGATATATTTGCGTAATTCTTCCTCTAGAAATAGATGCAGATGCTTTTGCACCAGAACCGTGATTTGTTTTATCTACTATTGAAATTCTAGGTGGTTTACTGTATCCAAATCCAGAATTAATAATTTTTACAGAAATTATGCTTCCATCTTTTGAAACAATTGGAACTGCCTTTGCCCCAGATCCATCTCCAAATATTTCTATCTTAGGTGGAACACAATATGGATATACTTTTCCTGTATCAGTCAAATCATCTTGACCCTTTGGAGTTTTTACTTTTTTGGTACAATCTCTAAATACAGAACCTTCATATCCATATAATGATAAAGAACCTAATGCATTATCAATATTATCATTTACACCTTTGAGGACATTCATATTCCCCAAAACATTATTCCAATTATCAATCCCTGCTCGTTTAGGTCCAAACTTTAATGACCATTCAGATGGGGTTTTACATTTTAAACTATCACAACCAATAAAATTAAGAATTTGATTTGCAATTGAAGATACTTGAGATAAAATTCCTTTAATTTGAGATAATCCACCAAGTAACCAATCAAGTCCAGACATTACTGGTTCTAAAAGTTCTTCAATTTTATCCATTAATTTAGAAAGAATTGCTGAAGTAAATTGTTCAGCAGCACAAAGTGGTGCATTGATAGCTCTACCTACCAATCCCTTAAGCATATCTAAAAGAAAATCTAAAAGCAAATCTATAAGTTTCTCAAAGATACAAAATATAATATTCATTATATTTTTAGTTGCTTCTGCAACTGGAGTATGTTGAGGTAAGGGTAAAACTAATGCAATAAATTTTCCAAACAAATCACCTACCAATTTCATTATGGTAGATCTAAAATTATTAATAATAAATTTAATTACTCCTGTAATTATTCTTGCAGTTCTTTTAATTTCATTAGTAATATCAATTATTGTATTTAAAACTGGATCTACATAAGCATCAATATATCCTTCCAATCCATTAACTATTGTAATAAAATCTTGAATTGCCCTTGTAATCTTTCCAATTATATTATTATCACAACCATTTTCTTTTGTAATGGTAATACTACCTACTTCTTTTTGAATTATATCAAGTTGTTTATCAACATAAAATATTTTATCCTTACCAGAGTTCCTATCCGAACCTAGATCTACAGAAATTGGATTTTCAATTTTACCACCAATAATAGTGGGAGGAGATTCTTCTTCTTTAGCATCTCCCTGTTTAGGGTCAACAGTTGGTTGTATTTTTGTCTGGCCTTGTGCAACTGTTGATCCTAATGTGGTATCATTTCCTTCAAATGGTTGAAATGCTATATCAGATTCAGGAAATGATTTTACATTTTTATCTCTATGAATTACTCCAATTACTACTGGTTGTTGGGAATCATCACCATCTAGGAAAAATCCAAAAACAGTTTCTCCTCCAACTAATTTATGACTTTTACCTAATCCACCTTGAGCACTACCATCAGTAGCACCAAGCATTATTTGTGCCCAAGGTAGATCTTTATCTGGAAGTTCTTTTTTATTATAGGTATGATATCCAATTATTCTAACCTTACATCGATATGCCCAAGATCCACCAGTAACTATATCAACCTTTTCTGGTATATCCCATACCTTTGCAGGAGCAACCTGACCTATCCACCAAATAAAACCATCTTTTCCAAGATAGTTACTTTTTAATAAAGCATCATCAATCATCGTAAATTCTACATTCTAATGAATTTGGATTTTCGTCGCAGTATAATTCCAGTGGAGTTGGATCATGATCATCTTCTGGATGACGTTCACGATATCTTTCCAATGATTCCAATTCTTCTTCAGTATGACGACGTGACTGAGAAGAAATCATAGGATCATCAAGTATTTTTTTGTCGTTTTCAATGTGTTGATGGATGTTTTCCATTTTAGTACTGTACGTTAGTTGAACTATAGAGACCATAACTGTCTCTTATTAATCTTAAACTAGTAATCATCTGTCCAGGTTCCATATGATGTCTCAATTCTTTAATTAAATAATTTCCACTTTGTTGAGGATCTGCCTCTTTTTTATCACTTCTATCAATCTTAGGAAATTCTGCATAAATGATATCACCAGCTTTCAAAGTCACATTACAAGGAACTACCATATTTAGTGCTTGAGTAAACAAAAGATTGTAACGAGAAAATGATTTTGCCATATCTGCTTCATCCCTCATATTTGTTTTATCATCAATCTTCGAATCCCCTTCTATAGTATTATCCATAACTCCAATATCAGAGGTTCTTACCATTATTCTCGATACAGATTCTCCAAATTCTTCAGATACTGCTATTGATGCATCTCCACTGAGAACATTGGCATTTCTTATTTCATCCTTTAACGTATATTTGTAAATATTTAATTTATTTTTATAAAGATCATAAAAATATGTTTTACTAGAATACATACCTACTCTTAAATTTGTTAAAAGATTATTATTTTTTTCAAAACTATAATTTAATATTTTGTAATTATTTACTGGTTTGTTATGCTCAGTAACTTGAGTATAATAATATTTTTGAATATTTTCAGAATTAGAACTACCAGATTGAACTCTGGTATTTTTTACAAGACTGTCAATACTTCTAAAATTAAATCCATCTTTATTCTCATAAAATAAAAATCCTGCTATACCTTTACCTTCACTTGCAACTCCACTACCAGATACTCCTGTCGTTTTAGATGTAGTTGGTATAGATTTAGGACCTAACCAAGTTAAGATATGAAATGGTTTTTTCTGATTTCCAATAAAAGCATAACTATTCAAAGTTTTTTCTATATTCTCTGCTTTATATTTTTTAGTTTTTAAAATATCTTTTAAAATTGAAGTGACCGATTGGTCAATTGTTCCTCCATATCTTTTTACACATCTTACTGTCTCATTGGTAAGTGCTTCCCGAGAAACTAGATTCAGAGTAAACATTTCACTGGTACTATCTGGACTTATTCCACTAACTTTATACACATACAGTGAATTTTCCCCATCAAATTCAAATTTTCCAAATCCAGTATCAACACTTAAAAATACCTTTTCACCACCACGTATTGGAAGTAAATTTACAAGTGATGTACTATTCATCACTTGAATTGTCATAGTAATAGATGGTGATAAAATATCTTCAAAATAATCTAAAAACATGATGGAAGATGATCCTGCAAGATCAACAGATTTAGATCCATCTAAAGATTGAATAACAAACCCATTCGGTTTTAGTGCGTTTACTGCTGACATTATGCGAAAGATAAATTGGTTAAAAGAATTGTCTTAACTAAACTATTTACCACAGCACCTTCAGATGGTCCAGTGACTACTACCTGATTGCCATTACCTCCACCACCTGAAGGAATAATAATTGGTTTTTGAGAACCACCACCCCCACCTCCAGATGCAATAATCATTGGTCTATCAATAATATAAGATTGCCCCTGAGAATAAGAAGGATAATATGCAACCATCTGAGGTTGAATATTTTGGGAAATTGAATCTGGTGCAAGTGAAACCATAGATTCATATGCAGAACTAGATTGCATAGATGGAGGTTGAATTTTTGGAGATGTTTCTGCAGATTTAATTGCAGATTCTTCATTTCCCGCAAAAGATGTTTTAACTTCACCAAGTTTCATTCCCACATCTGATGCTTTTCTTTCTGTAACTTTAACCGATCCACCAAATCTAAAATAAGAAGATGCAACACCTTTGGGATTTACTGGTTTAGTTCCAGGTCCCCCAGGTCTATACTCAAAATGAACATGAGGTCCAGTAGATCTTCCAGTGCTACCTTGATTACCAATGACAGTCCCTGGTGATATTCTTTGACCTTTTTTTACATTTACTCTACTTAAATGTCCATAAAAAGTTTCAGAACCATTATCATGTTTTACTGCAACCCAATTTCCATATCCTGCTTCAGTACCAACATCTACAACTCCTGCCTGTAGAATGGAAACTGGTGCAGTTGGATTTGGATGTGCAAAATCTGCACCATTATGCATTTTACCCCATCTCCACCCATACCCAGATGTAAAATGCTTTGATGGATCATCTCCACCTTCTGCAGTAGTTACTGCACCAACCTCTTCAGTTGAAGGTTGTTCATCAATATAAGAAGTATCTACCTCTCCAGTTGCATCTTCCATGGGAGGGGCACCATCTTCACCCATTAATGATGCACCAAATCCACTCACAAATTTTTCAAATTTTGACACAACACTATCAAATCTCGAAACTACCTGATCAAATCCCGTAGTACTTTGAGCAGATAATTTTTGCTTTACTTCTTGTTCTTTTATTTTTTGCTCTGTTTTTTCTTTGAGAGATGTACCAGAAGTAAAATCCATTGCTCGATCTGCAGCATATCCACCTAAAAATCCACCAGCCATACTGCCAAGAACAAAACCTAGACCTGGTACAGGTATCAGTGCCTGACCTATGGCACCACCAAGCATAGACCCCGCAAGAGATCCTCCTGCCCCTGCTGCAGCCTTCCCTATACCTTCACCCTGTTGAAGTCCAGTGGCAAAGTCCAACCCCGCAAAAACAGCATTAGCAATTCCCAATGCTCGAATTCCACCAAGTCTAATTCTACCACCTCTTATCGATGGTTTTCCACCTGGAGTTTTAGATTTAGGAGAACTTCCAACTTTCTCACCACGTCCAGGAAAAAATCCTCTTACTAACCCACCAAGATCTAAAGCACCACTTAATAATGATCCCAAAAGGCCACCTGCATTTCCAAATGTATTAACGATATTAATATTTGCTAGTTGCCTTATTTTTTTCTCATCTGGTAATTTTATTCTTTCAATTTCAAATTTTCTAACTTCTAAGAAGTTCATAAATTGATTAAATTCCCCTTGAGCCTTAGGAAGTGCTCGATTGGAACGATTTCCAATAGATACAATATTATTTGCTGCAGTTGCTAATGGTGATGATAGTACTGCCATATTATCCGTCCACTATATTGTATACCATTCTAGAATACATGACAAAGAAATTATCAGGATTAGATGTAGGTAAAAATGGAACTTCAGGACCTGCATGTTGCTGGGGTGGTGGGGCAATTACTTCACCCGTAGATTGGGGTTGCTGCTGTGCTCCCATATTCATAATTTGTGGTGGCAATTGTATCATCTGAGGTGCCTGTTGTGCAGGTTGTGATATATCTTGCGATCTTGTTTGTGTTGCTTGTGTTTGTGTAGGTGCTGCAGATACTTGAGATTGTTGTGTTGGAGATGTAGCAACTGTTGGTGATTTTAATGATTTTGAATAAGATCTTTGAATATCACTCAAAGATTTTACAGATTGTCCATAATAACTTTTACCACTTAAAGTTGGAAATGAAGCCCATACTGGGGCCAACTTATTAACAACATTTGCAGATAATCCTTCTTTAGATAATAATTCTGGAGTAACTCCTTTTTCATAAGCTAACCATAAAGCAGCTTCATCTTGTTTTTGTGGAGTGAATGGTTCATTTGGTTTCAATACTCCTTTATTGACAAGATCTTGTAAAGTATTAGGCATAAATTGATATCTTCCAGTAGCCCCACTCCATTTATGTTTACTTCCAGGTTTTCCAAAAGTATTTCCAAGATCAATAACATCTTTGACAGTCAATTTACCTTGTTCTAAATCTTTATTTACTTCACCTCCAGATACTGTTCCATAACTTCCTTGAGTTCCTTCAGCAAAAGATATAGCATCTAACATAGCTTTTTGCTCTGGTGTTCCAGACATAGCTCCTGGACCACCAGAACCCGGTGGAGGTTCCCGACTAGGTGCTGCACCTCCTCCTCCACCACCAGATGTTGTAGAACCCTTTTTTTCACTCTTACTGATTAAATTTTCTACTGCATTTGAAAATCTATCTATTATTGCAGATAAACTATCAATCATATTTGAAGGAAGCATTCCAGTAGAAGGAACTGCCTGAGCCTCTGAAAGTTTTCTTTCTTGGAATTCTTTTGCAGCAAACATTCCCGTAGCACCTAATCCAAGTCCACCTAAACCTATAGCACCCATTCTTAAAAGAGATGATCCCCTTCCCCTACCCACATTTCTTACAGAAGGTCCTGCAGATTGCTTCAATCTTCCACCGGGAACTCCAACATCAATATTCAATCCACCTGCATTAGGATTTGCTCTAGGTAAATTGGAAAGTTGATTTACAATTTTTATAATTGTTTGACGAAGTACTTTTGCAATATCAAAACTATTTTGAAATAACTTACGAAGTGCTTTTAAATTATCTTCTACTTTTTTTATATTTTTTACGTTACCAAAGAAATTAACAAACCCTATAGCATTTCTATAAAGATCTAAAAACTTTCCTAAAATAGTAGAAGGTTTAGTATCATCTATGCCCTTTATTTTTTGTTGATAATCTTTTGAAAAATTACTTATAGTATTTGAAAGTACTTGTTGAGATTGTGCCTGAATATTTTGAACTACTTGCTGTATTTGTGTAACAGGTGTTACTGATTGTACGGGAGTCTTCGAAACATTATCCTGTAAACTAGAAATAGTTTTTGACAAATCTTTTTTAAGATTGTCTATGGTAGATTGAGTGTTTGAGATATTTTTATATAATTCATCTCTTAGAGAATTTATTTTTTTATCTACATCACTTAATATAAAATTTGTAGTATTTTTTATTGAATTATCTACATTATTAACAATATTATTGGAAATACTACTAACCAGATTATTAATATCAGGTCTGACAGGAGATACTGGTTCTCTAGAAAAACCTACAATCTTATTTGCAGCAGATCCTACCACAGAAGATCCCAGAGGAGCAGTTTCACCAGTAAAAAATTTTTGAAATGCTTCTGGGTTTCTTTTCTGTTGCCCTATTATTTTTTGTGGACTTAGGACACTACTGACCATTTTGCTGCTGTTTTAATTTTTCTTCTTCAATATGCTGCTGTAGTAATGCTAAATAGATTTCCCTCTCATATGGAATCATATTTTCCACCTCAGTCAAAGAGTATTTATGATACTGCATGAGTGCAAAATTAATTCGATAATAACTCTCCAACTCCATATACGACATCATCAACCGAAAAAACTTGTCAATCCCTCCAACTTAACAGTATTTTCAACTTTAGTTTTTGGATTAATGACTGTTATAGTATGAGATAAAACAGGCATAGTTTCAAAGAATTTTTCAATTTCTTTGAATTGTTGAGTATTCATACTATCAATAAATTCAAAAAGTTCTTTTTTAGTGCAGTCTGATGCACTCCAAGAATCTTCTGAATTGAAAATAATATCAATACATGAAGCAATAATATCAAATGATTTTTCAATGTTTGAAGAACTTTGCTCTGAAGTAAAATCGAAATTGTTTTTAATGAATTGCTCTAAAGATGGATACTTCATTCTAAGAACTAGGTTATCATCTAGTTTAATATCTTTAGAATGTTCTGGAGATTTCTCCACCTTTATTTCATCAATGTATATTGTTACTGGAACTTGAGTTTCTCCATCATCACTACAAGTTATTATTAGATCTAAAGATTCACCTACAGATTTTCCTCTAACATTTAAGAAAATATATTCAATGTCAAAGGTAGGAAGTTCTTCTACTTTAATACCTTTAGTAATAATACATTCTTTTAAAATTTGTTTTATAGCATTAGTAATTTGTTTATTATCTCTACTTTCTAATGCAAGAAGTAATATTTTTTCTTCTTTAACTAAAAATGGTCTATATTTAATTGTTTTTTCAGTTGATGGCAAAATCAACTCAAATATTGGAGTACTAATCTTAGGTAATGGCATACTTTACAATAATAAGTAATGATATTTATTTCTTTTATTCAAAGTAAATCGTCAGTTCCTTTATTGTATTCGATAACATATCTATTGTAATCGAAAGTAACTGTTGTTTTTGTGATTGTACTTCCTTCATATGTAACTGGAATAGCAGTAATATTTGTAGGGAAAGCTTCAATCATTCTATAAGTTAATGATGGAACATTGCCAAGTTGATTAGAAACATTAGTAAGATTTCCTGGATTTTTTAAAAAGTTTCTTTCAAATTTTACTATAGATATAGTTCTTTTATATGTGTTTGGATATCTAAATCTGAAAAAATCTGTTCTATCTTTTGCATCACCTTGACCACTTCGAGTTCCAGGATAAACACCATTTTTACCATAAATTGGATTGATATAATTCATCCATTCTTCAAATAATCTCAACATTCTATAGTCTTTATCAACATAAAAAGTCATGGTAAATGGAGCATAAACTCTTCTATTTGGAAACCTTTCCAAAACTCCCTGACGACTTCCTATTTCTTCAATGGTATCAAAAGTTGCACCAGGTAATGCAGCATCAGAACAATAAAAATTATAGTACTCATTTATTTCTGCATTATCAGTCAATCCAACTTGATTTAAATATTGACTTAAAAAGTCTCCAGCATTTGTCAAGTGTAAAGCAACTTTAAATTGACTTGTTACCGATAATGCACCAAAAATTTCTAATGCACCTGGAAGATTAACACTACCATCAGTTCTTCCAGTAGTTTGCTTTATGTATAATGGTCCTATATCTGGTTTACCTTTGCCTTGCTCCTGAGCCATCTATAAATACAATAAACCTTTTTAGTATTTATGGTGCATAAGGAAGATCGGTCATATTTTTAAAAAGTTAGATATAAATATAAGGGAGATCCTACACAACAATATGTTTGTTTATCAAATAGTCAATAAAATCAATAATAAAAAATATATTGGCATAACATCTAGATCATTGAATAAAAGATTTAATGAACATAAAAAACAATTAAATTGTGGGATAGCATCAGCACTGGTAAAATACGGAGAAGAAAATTTTTATATAGAAAAACTAGAAGAATGTAAAAATTGGGAAGACTTGTTGGAAAAAGAAAAATTATGGATTAATAAAATAAATCCAGAATATAATAAAACTTTAGGTGGAGAAGGATTATTAGGATTTAAACATTCAAAAGAAACTAAAGAAAAAATAAGTTTAAAAAATAAAGGAAAACCTACTCCAGATCCAAATGGTGAAAGATTAAAAGAATATAGAGAATTACATGGAAATTTTTGGGTTGGAAAAAAACATACGGAAGAATATAAAAAATTAAAATCTATAGATAGATTAAATTACTATAAAACAGAAAAAGGAATAAAACAAAAAGAACAAATATCAAAAACTTTAAAAGAAAAAGGAATAAAACCTCCCAATAATACTTTAGGAATAACAAAAGGGACATCCTGGTGGAATAATGGAAAAATTAATAAAAGATCAGTCGAAAGTCCAGGAGATGATTTTATGCCAGGAAGAATAAAAGGTAAATGGAAATGGAATAAAAAGAAATGAAAAATTATATTCAAGGAAGATATTCACCAAAACTACCAGAAAAATATAATGGAAATCCATGTGAAATATATTATAGAAGTTCATATGAACTCAAAATGTTTCAATATTGTGATTTAAATGAAAATATAATTTATTGGGAAAGTGAAGAAAAAATCATTCATTATCTTGATCCAATTACTGGAAAATATAAAAGATACTTTCCAGATATATTCATCAAATATAAAGATAAAACTGGAAATATAAGAAAAGCACTTATTGAAATAAAACCAGCTAAAGATTTAATAGAACCTGAAAAAAATCCAAAAAGAAAAACCAAATCATGGGTATATAAAGTTCAAACGTGGGTGAGGAACAATGCAAAATGGGAAGCAGCTAAAAAAACATGTGAGCAAAATGGTTGGGAATTTCGTGTATTTACTGAAAAAGAATTAGGAATAAAATAATGATCTCAGAAGATATAACAAAAAGAACTGGTGGAAAATATCAAAGTGGAAATTGGTGGACCAATGCACTTATGAATGAATTGAGTTCATATCAAAAAAAGAATATAAATGAGTTAGATACCTATTTTATATCACCGGGAGATCTAGTATTCTTCTTATATTCTGCACAATATCCACAAAAATATCAATTCTGGGATCAACATCCATTAGTCTATGTGATTGAAGTAAATCCAAGAAAAGGTTTATTTTTAGGATCAAATGTTCACTACTTAAGTCCAGCATACAGAGGTGCTGTCACTAAATCTTATCTAAATAAAAAAGGAACTGTAAATGCACCCAGAAAAACATTAAAGAATTACCTTTTTGGTAATGTAGTTACTGATTTCTATAAAGTTCCCGAAGAAGATTGGGAGGGTGTTTCATTATTACCAACTGAAAGTTTTGTTGATAAAAAAGGACAAAAAGTTCCCAAATATAAAGTTTGGGATTATCCAGATTCACTTTCTTCCCCATAATGGCATATCAATATCTAAATGACAATCGATATAGATGTGAAACATGTGGTCCACTTGGACTTCAACTTGCATTGCAATATGACCCCAAAACTGGAGACTATAGGTTAGTAGAAAAAAATCTATTGGGAACTGGGTCAGCAGTATTCTATCAGAATGGTGTATGGTACTCTGATGCAATAAGAGATCCAAAATTATTTGAGGATGGGGATCCAAATAAACCAACAGCATTATCTAGACAACTAAGTGAAAATCTTAGAAAAGAAGTGTATTCTGCATATCAAGCTTATGGTGGACAAAATAAAGGAAATAAAGTAAACAACTCTGCATTACCACAAAATCAAAAAGCAGATCCTGGAGTAACAAATGCATATCCTGGAACTTCACCTACAGTCCCAGGTCCACTTTCTGCTCCACCTGGACAAGGAAATTTATTAGATCCAGGATTGTCTATAGATGTTACAGAATATTTTGGTGGTGATAATTTAAAAACTATAGTAAAAGATAAAGCAAATTTATTATATCCATTAGATATTTTAAAGACACAACAAGATACACTTCAAATCACACAATTTACATATAAAGCACCAAGGGGTGAAACATTTTTAACTAATAAACCAATAGATACTTTAACTCAAGGAGTTCAAAGGAATTCTGCGTTAAGAGATCTAATTGGTACTGTAGTATTACCAATACCAAATAATGCTATGGATAGTAATAACGTGAGTTGGGGTTCTGATCATATGAACAATCTTACTGCTGCAGTTACTGCTTCATATATTCAAAATCCAGGTGCAGCTTTAACTGGAACAATGGCAGCACAAATTCCACAACTTGCCGGATTACCAATTCCACCTGCAGCACTAGCACAAATAGGTGCCATTATGGGTGCAGGTGGACTTCAAGCATTAAATAATCCTCAAGCAAAAACTGCATTATTATCATTATTATTAAACCAAGCAAACTTCCAAGTTTCTCCAGAGAGTATTCTTGCAAGAGGATTTGGTGTTATTCCAAACTCAAATCTTGAATTATTATTCAATAGTCCAACTATAAGACAATTTTCGTTTGCTTATAGATTAAGTCCAAGAAGTGAAGAGGAATCTAGGAATGTTAGAAAAATTATTAGATTTTTCAAGCAAGGAATGGCACCTAGAAAAATAACATCTCAAGCAGGAGGAAACTCCCTTTTACTAGGAACTCCAAATGTATTTAAATTACAATATAAAACTGTTGGAGATCAAGAAATTGAAGGTATGAATAAATTTAAAATATGTGCTTTAGTAGGATACTCAGTAAATTATAGTCCAGATGGACAATGGGCAGCATATGATAAAGGACAACCAGTGTCTGTAACTATGAACATGCAGTTTGAAGAGTTGGAACCAATTTACAATACCGATTATCAAGAAAGTGGACCACTGATCACCAGTGGAGATCAATCAAAAGTAGGTCCAAACGACGTAGGATACTGATATGGCATACTTTAACGAACTACCAAATTTACAATACGTTTCAAGATTTCCAAATCAATCTTCAAACGAAGATGTTACTCTGACAAAAAATCTTTTTAAAAGAGCAAAACTTCGTGAAGATATTGCCAATGTAGCAACTGCTTTCGATTATTATCAAATAAAAGGAAATGAAAGAGCAGATCAAATAGCAGAAAGAGTTTATGGTGATTCCGAATTAGATTGGGTAATATTAATTACAAACAATATCACAAATGTTCAAGATCAATGGCCTTTAGATGATGTAAGTTTCAGGAAACATCTTTTAGAAAAATATGGTTCTGAAGACAATTTATATAAAAGAAAGCATTATGAAACTATTGAAAGTCGTGATGAATATAATCGTGTAGTAGTTCCTGGAGGACTAGTCGTAGATGATGATATTAGTCAAGAATTTAAAACTACGGAAGAAAAGACTACATATAATCTTACATCATTCCCAAACACTACTCAACCATTAACTGTAAGTATAAATTTAAATCAAAAGATAAAAGTTACAAGTAGAGGAAATAAAACTAGTGATGTAATTATTGATGATATTAACATCACAACTTCAGTAATTTATGTAAGAGGTAAAGATAGAATTAGTAAAAGATCTGTAGTATTCCCAAATACTTTAAATGAATGGCCTAGAAGTTGGGGTGGTTCATTATCAATTAAACAAAGAAATGGAAATCAAATAAAAATTGATGTAGATGATATGATTGGAACTAAGGACATAAATATAGATACTCGATTATATGAAATTGTAGGAGAAGAATCTCCTACAGGTGGCATCACACCAGCATTCAGATTTAAATAAAAATGTCAACTCCATTACCAGGACTAACGATTAAAATTACATCTGAAACAGAATTAGAATATTTGAATACACAATATCAAATTATTCAAATTAGAAATCAAATTAAAGAAGTTACTAATTATGAATATGAATTAAGAGAAAGAGAAAATAAAAGACAAATTTTAATTTTAAAACCTGAATATCTATCAGTAATGCTAAGTGATATGAGAAACATTATGAAGTATGGTCCATCATCTCAATACATAGATGATAAAACTAAAAAAGTATATAATCCTAAATTAAAAAGTTAAAAAAAGACCCCCAACTGGGGGTCTTTTAATTTAATCACATCTCAGCAAGTTTCGAGAAATAATCTAGTGCATTATCTTCATCCTCATCTTCATCATCTTCAATGACAGTTGGTTTAGAAGATTTTGTTGGTGAAGATTTTTTCTCCATGAGTTTTTCATACTCATCTTCAACTTCATCTTCAACCTCAGGATCAATTTGCTTACGATTATTAGAACTCTTAAGTCCAAGAACCAGGTCTAGACGATTCTTCAAGTCATCATAAGATTTAAATTTCTCGGGATCAACAAAATCATTCAAGTTGTAGAGTGTATCATAAACTTTCTTAAGTTCATCATCATCTCCATCAAGAAACTCCGAGGGTGTAGAAAATTCAGATTTATCATAGTTCCAATAACCATCAACCTTACAGATCTTCAGTTTAAAATCTGCACCTGACCAGAAATCAAATGGGTTGATTGCTTCTTCATCTTGAAACTTAGGACGAAGTGCGGCATCAATCTTTTCAAAGATTTTTTTACCGTACTTAAAGATTTTAACCTTACCTTCATTTTCAGGATTAGCAGGATCTTTAATGATATAAACGTTAGAGTAATAAGAAAGTTTCCTCTTACGATCCCTTACAATGTTCTGTTTTTCTTTGCTACCAGTATTCCAGTCTTCCCTATTATGATCACAGACTGGACATTTACGACTAAGTGTAGTTGGACAATTATCAATTAACCATTGTCCACTAGGACCCTGGAAAGCATGATTGAATACTTGCACATACTCATCATCCCAATCACCCCCAGCAGGCATAAAACGAATTACTGCATACCCTGTGCCACTCTTATCCATGGAAGGTTTCCAAAACCTTTCATCATCAGATCCCCCACCACCATCATTAAGCTTTTCAACTTGTTTAATGAGTTTCTCAGTAAGAGAACCCATTTTAGATTGCTTTTTAAGATTAGCAAAGCTCATTGTTTTACCTCGTATTAAGTGTATTTGGCCTTTTTGACTTAGCTTGGATGCGGATTGTCTAGCCGCAATCATCATATCACAGTTCCAATCCTTCTTCAAGTTTATTGATGGTCCCCTGAAGAAGCTCGAAAAATTCGTCCATCCCCTGTCCCTCTAGTAAACCAAACATTCGTGCAGATTGCAAGATTTTATCTCGGGTCTCTTTAGCCTCGGGATCATCAGAAAGAGACATTCTAAAGAAAAGCAATTTTTGCTTCTCAAGAAAATCTTTCATCAATTGAAGATGTCCTCTCTTCTGTTCCTTTGCCATATAAGGAAGATATAAAACTTGCCGAACCAATTCCTTTTGCATTTCAGCAAGTTCATTAAGTGTTTCTCTCACTATTTCTGAACTAAAAAAATCACTCACAAATGGTCTCCTTCAAAATCTTTGAATACTTCTTAATATCTATATTTAGAAATGGTTTATACTTTTTAATTTTCATTCCCAAAACATCCCAAACTGGATCGTCTAAAATCTTATCGTAGTTATCTACGTAATTTAAAATATAATCAAGTATTACTAAAGTTTCAATAGATAATGCACCTTGCAAGTGTTTTTTAATTAAATCTGAATGGACTCCATTTTTACAAAGAAAAAATTCATTAAAATTTTCTTTGTGAATAAAAACTGAAGATTCAGTTTGAAATGCGTAAGACATACTTTGCATTCTTTTTTTCCATTGCAAATATACTTCTTCTCCGTTTCTTATTATTTCAGAAATGTATACTTGCTGCGGATTGTCACAATTAACAAAATTGGATACAAAAAAATCTCTTATGTCTTGTTCTGATTTTTTTCTAGATAACCTTTCAAAAAAATACTTGTCTGTCCTTTTATTGAAAGATTCTACAGAAGCTCTAGACTTACCACAATACTTAAAGTAATCATATGTATCTTTAGTAAAATGATTTTTTAATGCTAAAAATAATTTATAAACTTCAAAAGGTGTCACATCAAATTACCATTTTAGTTTTTGTAGTTTTTTTCAAGAAATTTAATTGAGTTGCATTGTGTCTAAGTTTTTCTTTTAATGGTTTAGAAATTAATTTAGGAATTGTTTCTATCTCAATATTGTTTTGCTCGCAATAATTTATAATTCCTTCAATGTAATCGCAATTATTTTCATGGACATATTTTTCAATGTCCAGTGCAAACTTTTCAGGAGATAAAAATTTTGTTTTTATAATTTCATCTACAGTAGTTGTATTGATCATTTTGTATTTTCTTTTACGAAATGTTTGATGTATCTTACCAGAAGTTTGATGTATTTTGCAAGGTCTCTCTCCTCATAAACTACAAGTTCTCCATTTTCACAAGCCATAATTATAACTAATTTTTTTGCTTGAATGCCTGTGAGTTCATAAAGCATACATGCATATGCAGTTGCTTGTACAAAATAGTTTTCAATCCACTCACGAGGTTTTGGTTTTTTAGAAGACTTGTAATCTATAATAGAAATTTCACCGTCGAATTCTGCTATTGTATCAGCAGTTCCTGCAATACCAAGATATTTACTATAAAGACCTATTTCAATTCCATAGATCTTTCCAATTCTATCCAGAGCAGGTTTTATGATATTGAACAAATTAGTTGCAATTTCTGTGGTGTCTTTAGGCAAATCCTCATTTGAAATATAATGTTCAACTAAGGTGTGCATATCAGTTCCACGAGTAGTTGCTGCTTTTGTAATGCGATCAGCTTCAGCATTTCCTACTCGTCTTCTCCAATTTTCAAAAATCAAACGATTATAGAAACTAGTAACAGATGTAATAGAAACTAAACGAAGAAGATCATCTTCGTCTGGAACTTTATAATATCTAACTCCATCAATCATCTCCCTCTCTAATGGAAGGAGATCTAATTTAACATGTTCAAATTTCACAATCCAAGTTCTCTTTTTGCTAAAATAAATTCTTTCACTAGACCGGAACGTACAATATCTTCTACTCCGAATTCAACAATATCCACTGATGGCATAATTTGCAAAACTCGAATAAAATCGTGGATTCCGTTCTTTTCGTTTGTTTTAATTAAATCACTTTGCTCAGCATCACCACTAAACATAATCTTACAGTTTTCACCAACTCTAGTAATTAGTGAAGACAATTCATGGAAATTACAGTTTTGCATCTCATCAATAATAAGAATGCAATTATCAAAAGTAGTTCCACGTAAGAATGATGTGCTCCAAAAACTGATAGTCTCTTGTGCTTTCAAATTTCCATAAAGCATTTCAAAATCTGCTTCAGATGGAAGTTGGAACATGTATTTTACCATATTCTTATATGGTATTTCAAACAATTCGGATTTATCTTCATGCGATCCTGGAAGAAATCCGATTTCACGAGTTTGAACCAGAGATCTTATGATATAAATTTTATCATAAGATGAAACTTCATTTAAAACTTCTCTTAGTGCTTTGTAAAGAAGAACAAATGTTTTTCCACTACCAGGAACACCATGTGCAACTATATGTTTACCCTCATCGTAAGAAGAAAATAATCTTTTTTGATTATCAGTCAATGGTTCAATATCTAAAAGCAAATCCAAATTAATTGGTTTTTTTCTTTTCATTTGCTTTGCAGTCATACCAGATCCGATTCCAGTATAATCACCACTAGTTCTTTTTCTTCTTGCCATAAAATTTTTATCCAATTGGTTTTACTTTTGATCCAGGAACCTGAGAAACTTTACTTAGAACATCATTCCATCCAGGTTTGGATTTAACTAATTTATCTTTCCATTCTCCAACTTCACCTGGAGTTGCACATCCTTCAGACCAATCCCTCTTCCATTCAGGATTCTCTGAATACCATTGCATAATATCATTGACACTCATCTCAATGACTTTTTTTTCACCTGTTTCTTTATGAATTATTGGATAAATTGCCAAATTCATTCCTCCATAGTACGTAAGGATATTTATTCAATGCAAATGGATGGTGCATCATCACATTCAACACAATTTATGCACTCATCCATATCTGGATTTTCTTTAAGAAATCCTTGAAATTCTTCTTTGGTCATAAGAATTTTAAAAACATGACCAGTAAGAGTATCTTTAATACAATAAGATTTCATATGATTTAATTCAAATAAACTTTATTTATGGAGAAAGTCTTGCTTTATGAAGTCTCTTTTCTTCATAATAATCCCATACATTAGGTGCCCATCTTTTAAGAATAGGTGCAATTTGTTCAGTAAGTGCTTGAATCTCAAGTTGAGCATCTAGTTTTGCTCTAAGATCCATTAGGTGAAGAGCAGATCTGAGATTAAATGATACTACAAAATTTTGTCGGATTGCTTGTGCAAGATAATCACGAATGTGCTCTTCGCACATACCCTTTTCATACTTTACAGCATACCTTTTACAACCCTCTAAAATCCAATTAAGTTCATCATGATAATCTTCTTCTGTCCAATCATATTTTTTACCATAACGATTTACATAAAACCCAGGAGGACGAACGTAAAAAACATCTTCAGTATTAAGTTCCCCACTTGCAACTTTTACAACTCTTTTTCCAGTATAACGTTGTGATTGAACATCAAAACTTACTCCCACTCTGTGAGTCCTTGCTTGCATCGCAACGTTATGGACATACCCAGAGACCGAAACGGTAATGCCAGGGTGCTCCAGAGGTCCCCAGTGACCCTTATCATTCGATAGGAGACGTTCTACAATCCATTTGCCACACCCAGATGAATTTGGAATGTCTTGAGTATGAATAGGTGTCTCAGAGTAATCACACTTTGCTGCCTGATAAATGACTTGTTCTGGAATTGGATAGCATTGTAGCATTACTACTTCCAAATTTTTATCAAGTTCAAGAAGATCTTTTGCTTTAATTGGTTTCATTTTGTTCCAAATCCTTTACTAGTTTTTTTCTTATTTTCTTTCAGAAGACTTTCAATATTAATCATTTCCTTTTTCATGTACGAAAGTTCTTCATCACTATAAAGATGATCTTGCTTCAATGCTTTTTTGATCATCTTCAATATTGCCTTTTCTCTCATTTTTAATTACTCATCGAAGATTTCATCATAGTCCATAATAGAAGAATCTACAACATAATTATCTTTTACAGTTGTTTTATCTTCAATCATTTCAAGTTTTAATTGGTTAAGTAACAACTCCATATTTTTTATAATGAGTTTTATACGTTCTTTATCCATAAATAAATGTTTTTTTAATTTTACATAAAAAAAGGGGGGAAGTCAAGTCCCCCTTCATATTATTTTGCTGCTAACAAAGTAGCAAGAGATGCTTGATGACGACGTTCTTCTTTTTGTTTTTGTTCTTTAATCAATTGAAGTACATTAATAGTTTTAATCATTTATGTCCCTCCTTTACAAACTTAACCCCACGATAGGTCTCGTTGTATTGTTGAGGTTGTTGCATCATTTGTTGTTGATACTCAAGACGTTTTTGGGTATCATACTCGACACCACGATAAACTACTTTAGACATTAGGGTTGCTCCTTTACTTTTTAAGGTTAGGTGGCGTTCCTTCCGTCGGCTTTTGCGTCCCTTAGTAGGATGAACGACCTACTCTTTTTCCACAATAGGTATAGAAAAACATAGGCATTCCGTTCCGAGTCGGCGTACTTCCGTCCTATTTAATTTTAGCACTTTTGAATAAAATCCTTTCGGAGTTCTAATAGCAATCGGTCTTCTGTTCTTTGATTAACTACATCGTCGTTTTTAACGATGTCCATTAGTTCCCACACAGTATCACAACTAAGTTTAACTGCATATTCAGTTGCAGTTAGTTGTGAAGTAGAAAAAGAAAGAAATGGAACCCATGCTAAAAGCAAAAGTGCTTTAGCCATAGGATGAACGATAATTGCAGTATACTACCTACAATATATCTAGTCAATTATTTTGTAACAAATTTATTTTTTCTTTTTATTTTCTTTTACTTGATATCCGTATGTTTTAGGATTTACCGTACCAGAAGTCCAATCAATGCTTTTTACATTTCTATAATTATCATAATAATAATCAAAAATTTCTACTCTAGATCCAGATTGCACAATATCATAAACAGGATGTTGAGCATCATCTAGATATGAAACTAAGTATGAATTTCTAGGTAACTCTTTATTTTTTGCGTAGGTTGGATCGCAATCTCTGTGAATAATGTTCATTTAAATTTTATCTATTAACTTCCCATGTAATATCAGGATAGGCTTCAGATACAATTTCTTTTGTAATGTTATACTTAGATTGTAATTTTTTATCTTTAACTAGACACATGATCTCTGCATCCAATGGATGTAAACCTTCTAGCATTTGAATAAACATACTTTCACGACGAAGTTTAGGAACTCCTGCATTTCCAGGAACACCATTCTTAGACATTACAAAATTAATTAGTTTTTCATATTCAGTTCTTAATGTTGTATGTCCTGTTCTAATTTTTTCAGTATAGCTTACAGAAGAACTTTTTTCTACTTCCATTTTTTCAACTTCTTTTCCAATCCTTTCTGAAATTGATCCAGTTTTTACTAGATCATCAGAAACTGTTCCATATGGAACTTCACCTTCAGGTAACATGGAAATTACATTATCATCAAAATTCCAAATAAAAATAGCCTTCAATGAAGGATGTTCATGTTCTTTAAGAATTTGAACTTTTTTTGCATTCGTTCTTTGCTTACTTACCAATTGAAAAACTTCAAAAACAAAAGGATTATTTGGAAGTTTTTCAATTTTATCTACTGTTGCTTTTGTAGTAGTACTAGTTTTTTTTCTAGTTGTTGTAGAAGTCATAATTGTTTCAATTCATTTGTACTATCTAGTCTAACTCAATCGTCATCATCGTCATCATCTTCATTCTCAAAATATCCATTTTCAAATCTTACTGCAAGTATTTCATCTGGCATGACGTTTCCATTTTCATCAAACATCTCAGGGTGCATGAAAATTCTTTGAGGTTGCGTCTCGTAGGAGTGTGTCTTTGCTAACCAGCCAATTACCGACCCTACACATAAAAACAAAATACTAATTAAACAAAAAATAGTGAGTTCTGCTGCTAACATCTTTTTTCTCCTGAGATGTTGGTTTTTCTTTTAATAAAGAATTCTATTTGAAAATTAAATTCCCATCTTAAAATAGAAAATTTTTTTTTCAAACTAAATTTCTTACTTTTATTTTGTTCCCTTTTAGTTTTCTCCCTATGAAGCAGTAGTTCGACTCCACGATTTCTTTCGTGAATACTATTATTTAGATCTATCATCAAAGAAGATTATTTTCTTGCAGATATTTAACCGTATCTACACATCCACCAAGATGCTCAGTATCGTTCATAATAATTTGTGGGAAAGTAGATCCTTGTCCAAATTCTGCATAAAACTCTTCTGCAGTAAAATCTGTACCCAATTCATAACAAATTACAGGAGTTCCTCTCTTAATACTTAAATCTCCAAGAACCATTTTAATTTTGTCACAGAATGGACATCCAAGTTTTGAATAAATTGTAAAATTCATAGTAATTTTAAATTGCTGTATTGTTTTTACGTGGTCTATAAACTCTCAATTCTTGTTTAGAAAGTTGAGTCCTCCATTCTACTATATCACTGTATCTTTGCAATGTAAAGAACTCCTGTCTGCGAAACCAAGTTTCCCAATTTTCATGTGCTTTAGATCGATTACACTTTTCACATGCACATATAACATTCGTTAAATGATCAGTTCCACCTTTAGATTGTGGAATTATATGATCCATTGTTAAATTTTCATCAGATTTACAATAAGCACATTTGTACTCCCATTTTTCTTTAATTGAATTTTTCCATAATCTTCTAGATTCAGATGTTGAAGAAGTTTCAAGATTATACAAATAATCTTCTGAAGAATTGTAGAGTTGCATTCTTTATTATAGAACTTGTAATATCTAGTGAGATTTTTTAGTAGTATTTTTCCTTTTACATGCATCTCTTGCCCAAGCACGAGAAAGACTATTCACATACGAACAGGATGTATTATCTTTCCCACAATATGGACATTTAGAATCTGGTGGATCTGAAAGATATCCTTCAGGTGTATACATCCTTTTCTTCTTTTGATTCTCTGCTTGTTTTTTCTTTCTGTGATTCATATAATCACAGGTTCCCCTTGACCTTCGGGAAGTTTGATCTGAGATAATTGCCTTCCAAATGCCATAGATTCTTCTATTTCCAGAGATCCACCAAAACCACTAGTCTTGTTTACTACAATTTCTGTTGTTGGAAGTGCTTTTGGAATTTCAATATCAATAACATCACTCATCAACATTTTATTTACTCTATACTCACGATTTTGTGGATCCATGGAGATCAACATCCTTGCATCTTCCCTAGTACCACAATCTGCAATTTTTTTTCCAGTTCTTTTGTGAAATACTGAAAAATACTCTTCGTTATACTTTTTCATTTTTTAAAATCTTTTGATTACTATAGGTTTTTATGGGAATCCTGTAAAGTCCAGGCCAAGTATCACGGATAATTTCTGAAAGTTTATTCGGTGTAGTAGATGATATCATACTAATATAAAATTAGACTTACGTTGTTGAGATAATAGCATTAGAATTTTAGGATCTTTTGCACTCTTTTTTACAGATTCATAATAATCATAATATCCATTATGGAGAATAATTGCATCTTTCAATGATCCAGTTTGGTTTTGCAAACGTCGAAGTTTACTTGACAATAACCAAACTGTTACTTCATCGTCATCCAATAGTTCTTTTTTTGGAGGAAGTCCTTGTATTACCAATTCATTTATCCCCAATTGTGCAACTCCAAAAGTTTTTAAATCTACTGGTTTGCGGTGAATAATCTCTTCATAAAGAATTGCAGAAATTACATTTTCTGGAATATTAAATTGTTTACTAGAAACTTTAATGTATGGAATTAGAGTTTCTAGTTTCCTATAAGCAAATTCTCTAGTCACAGGGACATTTGATACAACCTTACTAATCACTGTTGGAGTGATTGTTCGGTCTTTTACTCCATAATTACTAAGAGTTTTATTTTGACTCTTAATTGGAATAAAAGAAAAAATTATAATACTCAATAAAAAAAGTCTTTTCATAAATCTTGAAGTATGGACAGTATGAACATAAAAATTCCGAAGAGTTGAAATAGGACTAAGATGAGTAACATTTTAATCTTTTACTAGTAATTTGAATTTATCTAACGTGATGTCCACCGAACATATATCTCATACCATTAAGGATTTTAGATCCGAATGAACCGAGATTTCGAGAGTTAAATCTTTCAAATAGTGCCGTGGTAATAACAGGAGCAGGAACTCCAAGATCGACAGCAGCAGAAACAGTCCAACGTCCCTCACCACTATCAGATACCCCACCAGAGAACTTTTTAAGATCACCATCCTTGCGTAGTACATCCGCAGTAAGATCAAGTAACCAAGAACCAACTACACTACCACGACGCCATAATTCAGCAACCTCTGCAACATTGATATCATAACAGTAACTTTCAGGATCTGCCATAGGTGCAACTTCAGCATCACCTTCTTTAATGTATTGAGATCCATTATTTGCATTCTTGAGAATATTGAATCCTTCGGCATATGCCTGCATCATTCCATATTCAATACCATTATGCACCATCTTCACAAAATGACCTGCACCAGGTCCACCACAATGCAACCAACCATATTCTGCAGAAGTTAGATCAGATGTTGGATCTGTTCTATGGCAGGAGTGAATGTCTGGGGAGAGTGCAGAGAATATTTTTGAACAAGTGGAGACCGCAGTATTTCCACCACCAACCATAAGACAGTATCCACGATCCAAACCGTAAACACCACCGCTAGTACCACAATCAATATATTGGATGCCCAGTTTTGCCAGACGTTCTGCTCTTTTCCGACTGTCTTTAAAATTGCTATTGCCATGATCAATAATAATATCTCCTTCACTACAATATCGTAGTAACTCATTGATCGTCTCCTCTACAGTTTCAGCAGGCACAACCATCATAAAAATTCCTGGTTGAGTTTCACCCTTTTTATTTTGTTTAACTACTTTAACAAGGTTTTCAATATCATCTACAATTCCATTAACATATCCTTTTTCAAATGCTTCTTGTGCTTTTTCATAATTCCTACGATAACCCCAGACTTCGATATCTGCTTTCATCATACGACGGGACATTCCTTCCCCCATCCGACCAAGACCAATTAATCCTACTTTCATTTAATCCTCCCAAGTTTCGTATTGTTCTTTAAAATAAGCATCAACTTTTTTTAAATCGTCTAAATGAATATTACAAACATAATCATTCTCATCGCACCATTCTAATGCAAATGCATGTATTCTTTCATCACTTTTTGTTTTATTAACACCATAAATTCTAGAGAAAGATGACATTACAAAATGCCAACATTGATGTTTCTCTTTCATTTTTCCTTTTTACTTTTTACTTTTAAGAACTTTTTCCCAATCATTCTGGAAAAGTTCCAGACCCTTATCAGTCATAATGTTCTTATACATTCCCCAGAATACAACTGGTGGAATAGTAACTACATCAGCACCAGAAAGAGCAGATTGTTCTACTTGCCTTACGTCACGAAGAGATGCAGCAAGGATTTGTGTTGATGTACCTGAATAATCAAATGCATTACGAATATTTTTAATCAACTCAATCCCATCAATTGAATTATCCATCCAACGACCTACGAAAGGTGAGATGAATGTTGCCCCTGCTTTAGACGCAAGAATTGCCTGAGCAACTGAGAATACTAATGTTACGTTAGTTTGAATTCCCTTATCAGAAAGGAATTTACAAGCTTTAAGACCCTCTACTGTGCAAGGAACTTTAATTGTAACTGCAGGTGCAATTGTGTAATATTTTTGTGCCTCAGAAAGCATTTCTTCTGCAGTATCTGCGACAACTTCTGCGGAAATGCTCTGTAAGTTTGAAAAGTCTGTTGCAATCTCGTGGATGACCTGTAAAAGTTGTCTTCCACTTTTAAGAATTAATGATGGATTTGTGGTAACACCATCTAATAATCCTGTTTCATATGCAGGTTTAATTAAGGAAACATCTGCAGTATCTAAAAATATCTTCATAAAAAAAGAAAGAACTTATAACTAATTATAATAAATTTTATCTAGGTTTTTATGAATTGTTATGAATTAAATATATTACAATCTTTTTAGATTTTCTACTAACAATTCCAGTTCTTGTAGAGATGCGTCGTTTTTAAGTGTGTTTGCTCTATTACTGATGACCCATACATTGCCTTTTATGTATCCCTTTTCTGGAATGATTTTATCCAATGAAGGACTATTTGGATGATATCCTTTCTTTGGTTGTATCTCAATAGGAATACCAAGCAAAGGGCAAGTTTCTGGAATGACTATATCAGTAAGTTCAAGATTAAATGGAATATTATTTTGTTTTGCCCTACTCTTTGCTCTTGTTAACATCCTATATTCAACTGACTTTGATACTGCGTTTGGGTCAAATCTTTTTTTATTTGTCTCAACAGATCTTTCAGTTCTTAAACATCCACAAGATTGAGTTTTACCACTCAATAAACACTCCCTTCTTGTAGATTTGGTTTTACCACCACAAGAACAAGAACACTCACATAAAATATATTTTGGACCAGAACGATATTCATTTTCAACAGTCAATCTTCCAAAAGTTTTTCCAATTAAACCACCACACGGAATTGATTTTTTATTTAAAGTCATACTCATTAACTACTCTATTATTATTTATATAATACCATAGTTAGGGTCATAAGTCAATAAAAAAGACCCCGAAGGGTCTTTGCGTTTCCGCAGGGTATTATATTTTTATCACAAGGCATTGCCTCGTGGTAATACCTCTTCGGGTAGCACAAAATTTTCATGTGGTTGGTCTACTGGAGCCATCCAGGCACGCAAGCCTTCGTTTAATAATATATTTTTTGTGTAAAATGTCTCAAATTCGGGATCTTCAGCAGCACGAATCTCCTGAGAGACAAAATCGTAAGCACGAAGGTTAAGGGCAAGACCAATAATACCGATACTGGAGGTCCAGAGACCCATAACAGGCACAAACAACATAAAGAAATGAAGCCAACGCTTGTTACTAAAAGCAATACCAAAAATCTGAGACCAGAATCTATTAGCAGTGACCATCGAGTAGGTCTCTTCTTCCTGTGTAGGTTCAAATGCTTTGAATGTATTTGATTGATCACTGTCTTCATAAAGTGTATTTTCTACTGTTGCTCCATGAATTGCACAGAGCAGTGCTCCACCAAGAATACCAGCAACTCCCATCATATGGAAAGGGTTGAGGGTCCAGTTATGGAAACCTTGAAGGAACAAAAGGAACCTGAAGATTGCTGCCACCCCAAATGATGGAGCAAAGAACCAACTGGATTGACCCAGTGGGTACATCAGAAACACAGAAACGAATACTGCAATAGGACCAGAGAATGCGATTGCATTATAAGGACGGATACCCACTAGACGGGAAATCTCAAACTGACGAAGCATGAAACCGATCAGACTAAAGGCCCCGTGGAGTGCCACAAAAGTCCAGAGTCCCCCAAGTTGGAACCACCTGACGATATCCCCTTGAGCCTCAGGACCCCAAAGTAGAAGAAGAGAATGACCCATAGAATCTGCAGGCGTTGACACAGCTGCTGTTAGCACATTACAACCTTCTAAAAAACTTGAAGCAATACCGTGTGTATACCACGATGTCGTAAATGTAATGCCAGTCAACCAACCACCAAGAGCAAGATAGGCACAAGGTATAAAAAGTAATCCAGACCATCCAATAAACACAAACCTATCTCGTTTCAACCAATCATCAACTAGGTCAAATAAACCTCGTCGTTGATTTTGTAAAGAAATTGTAGATGAAACCATCAAACCTCCGTAATGATTTGTAATATTTATTTTATCACTTCTTAACAAAAGGGGCAATAGAGATTTCTACTTACTCTTCTTTTTCATAGGAGTATCTGGGTCAAGTCCTCTTTCTATTCTATATTGTCTCCATCTTTCCTTTGCTCTTTCACTACATTTATTTTTACCTTCTTCTGTTTTAGGTCCTTGGACTTCTGGTTTTTTTCTATTTCCTTCATCCCAAGATTTCTTACAACCTTCACTTAATTTTTTCTTATGTTCTTCTGTTTTTGGAGCATAAGAAGCACCAGGAATAAATGTCCCTTCTTGGAACTTTCTTTTTAGAGTTTCACTTCTTTTCTTATTACTTTCTTCTGTTTGAGGAACACCAGTTTTTGTTTTCCTCATCTTTTCAACTGCTTCTGGTTTTTTAGGTTTTCCTAAATGAAGCAATCTTAATTTTTCCTTACTTTCTTCACTCATAGGTCCTCTATTTTCTCTTCCCCTTTCTTGTCCCAACTTCATAAGAAGAGAAATAACTTCTTCTTTACCTATCATACCAGATAGACCCATCCAAGCAATTCTATCCTCCTCCTTTCCATATTGTTCCCACAATTTTTTATGTGCCTCTGCGTGTTCCTCAATAGTCATTTCAACAAGATTAGAAGGGTCATCAGTTCCTCCCATATGTCTTGGAATAATATGATGCTTGTGAGTAAGGGTCATATCAAGTATGTTTAACTAATACTATTTATACCAGTAGGTATACTAACAGGTATAAATGTTAAGAAATGCTGATACAAAAAAGAGACCTTCACAGGTCTCCTCTTTACTCATTTTCTAAAAAGTCGTTCAAGTTTTTCTTTGTTCTTGAAGAGTTCATAAGATTTGATTTGCTCTCCATAATACTTGCTGATATGCCTACACAAATCTTCTTCTTGTTTAGTAATATCCAGATTATGTTTGTCTTTCAAGATAAGGATAGTTTCAATATCTTTGAGAGTACTATATGGAATATTCAAAAATTCTTCGTAAGTCATTTTCTAATCACAGCAATTACTTTACGGTTTGGATACTTCTCTACAATTATATCACGAGCACTCTCATAATCAATAGCATCCTTTACGGTTTCATAATACACAGTTTTATCTGCGTCATCCCAAGTTTGAACTTCGTAAGTCATTCTTTATTCACCATCAAGAGTTCCTCTATCGTATCCAATATCTTCACCAACATCATATCCGTCACTATAACCTTCTTCGTAAAGTGCTCGGGCAAACTTCACAAAGGCATCAAAGTTTCCAGAATACTCCCAACCATCATTCTCATCCCAATCTTCTTCAAAGTGTTCTTTTACAAGTTTGAGGATTTCTTCATCTAAAATCATTAGAGTGCCTCCAGTTCAGTAGCAATACTCAAAATTGCCTCACGAATTTCGTCATTACGACCTTCCATTCCTGCGTCGTATTCTTTGTCCCCATAAAAACACCTATAATCGTCGGGGGCAACATTATCAGCAAGAACACGAAGGGCAGAGGCAAATCCATCACGAATTCTTCCTCCGTGAGAAAATACTTCATCAGCAGCATCTATGATTGCTTGTGCTTTGGGAGAAAGGTCAGTCATCAGGCATCCTCCAAACGAATGTACTTTTCAAATAATCCTCTCATATCATAAAAATACGATCGTGCCCTATCAAGAACAGCAGTATCATAATCTTCTTGTGTGGGTTCCTCTTCCATTTCCATATCCTTCCAAACTTCCAAGAAATCTTCAACAGACATATGGTATTCCAGAGGAATGTATGCGATTTTGGGAATGATTGAGTTAGTCATCGGTTTGGTTGCTTATGAGAGTATTATACCACCAAAAAGGGCACCTGCGAAGTGCCCTTGTTCCAGTTTAGAAAGTGTCTTTTATATTTTTACCTATTATCAGTTTGTTCTCTGTATCTCTGTAAATCTCTAAACAATCCATTCACACCAATAAAGATTAGATACAATCCCAAAAAGGTCATACAGAAGTCCTCACGGAATCTAAGAGGTTTTGTTTAAGCCAGTCATCAAGGACATCGAACCAACCTCTCTGTGAAATGGGCGGTGAAAGAGTAGAAGAAGTCATAGCCTCCTTTGTTATTTCTCATATTTATCTTAACATTCCTTAACAAAGAAGTCAACCCCAATAGATGACTCCAAGAGTGAAGAAAAGGAATATAAGAATAGTGAAACCCATCATACCTACACCTGCCCAGATAATCCAGGGTTCCATAGGATGATGCTGATTATTATGAGACATTTTCTATAAATGAAATTACTTCTTGAACTGGTAAAGTATCTATAAAATGTTCAGTCATTCCACGACCCATACTCATTTCAGTTAATGGTGCTTTATATTGAGAAAACTCTTTTAAAACTTTCTTTTCTAAGTTCCATATGTCTATGGATTTTCCAGACCATTCTCCAATAAGTTCTGCCGTTTCTTTTTTGCGATACAACCAACCTTTATAAGACCTACCAACTTTATACTTACCATTATGGAGTTTTATAAAATAAAGTTTATCTGGTCTTTCTGGTTCTTTACAAATCCATCCAACTGATTGTGGAAAAGGTTTTCCCTTTCTAGAACTTGGTTTTCCAATATTTGCCTTTTTAGTTGCTTCTATTGCTTTCTGAGAGCAAGACTTTCCATAATTTGGATTATTTTCACCAATATAACTTCTTCTTTTACTTAGAACTCTTTCGGCAAAATCTGGTGCTTGTGCTGGGTTCCCATAGTCATTACGAATACGAAGTTTTATATTATTTTCAGTTAGACATTTTCTTATCCACACTAACCCACATCCAAGAATATTTTTAATCTCTTTCATAGTTTTACCTTCTTGATAAAGAGATATTATTTTTTCTGGCGGAAAATTTTCTATAAGTTTTTGAGTTCTTTCTTCATTCAATTTAGAAAGAGCATCCATACATTTTTTACTTGTTCCTCTTCCCATTTACAATAACCTCTATACCAAACTCATTACTATTTATAAAAAAAGAGACCTTTGCAGGTCTCTTAATTATACCACTATTTGGTTTTTATATCAACCAATTGAAGGTGCTTTGAGTGCGACTTCAATAGATGAAGAAGCAGCAAGGTCAAGTGGGAAGTTGTGGGCATTCCTTTCATGCCGTTGTTGTTATCGTAAAGGCTCTTTATCCTTTACTTCTCTATGTCGCCATAGAGTCCAGACTATCTCTTCATCCGTTCTGGATGCTGGGCATTCGTGGGTAGATTATTGTTGGGACTCACTACCTAGTCGTTAGACCTGCCGAAGAACTTAAACCCTCTTCGGATTGGTACGGGATTGTCTACTTGAGAGTTTCCCCGTTTAACCCAGTTTCGTCAAGGAATATTCCTATTCCAGGGTGACTACATTTAGGAAATCACTTCCATTCCAAGTCCAGCACGGTTGAGGACATCAGCCCAAGTGTTAATCACTTTACCTTGACTATCAACGATTGACTGATTGAAATTAAAGCCATTCAAATTGAAAGCCATAGTGCTTACACCCAGAGCGGTAAACCAGATGCCGACCACAGGCCAGCTGGCGAGGAAGAAGTGAAGTGAACGAGAGTTGTTGAACGAAGCATATTGGAAGATAAGACGACCAAAGTAACCATGAGCAGCAACGATGTTATAAGTCTCTTCTTCTTGACCAAACTTGTAACCATAGTTCTGTGACTCGTTCTCAGTGGTTTCACGAACCAGTGAGGAAGTAACCAGAGAACCGTGCATAGCACTGAACAGAGAACCACCGAAGACACCAGCAACTCCAAGCATGTGGAAGGGGTGCATCAGGATGTTGTGCTCTGCTTGGAACACAAGCATGTAGTTGAAAGTACCAGAGATACCCAGAGGCATCGCATCAGAGAAAGAACCTTGACCGAAAGGATAGACCAGGAACACTGCAGAAGCAGCAGCAACAGGTGCAGAGTAAGCAACACAGATCCAAGGACGCATACCTAGACGGTAAGAAAGTTCCCATTCACGACCCATGTAAGCATAGATACCGATGAGGAAGTGGAAGACAACGAGTTGGAAAGGACCACCGTTGTAAAGCCACTCATCTAGGGAAGCAGCTTCCCAGATGGGGTAAAAGTGCAGTCCAATTGCGTTGGAAGATGGAATTACAGCACCTGAAATGATGTTGTTTCCGTACATGAGTGAACCAGCAACGGGTTCACGGATTCCATCAATGTCCACTGGGGGAGCACCGATGAATGCGATGATGAAGCAAGTGGTTGCAGCAAGCAGGCAAGGAATCATGAGAACTCCAAACCAACCGACATAAAGACGGTTATCGGTTGATGTAACCCAATTGCAGAATTGTTGCCAAATATTCGATTGTGATTGTTGACGTGAAATTGTAGCAGTCATTGTTTTAAGAAAGTTAAGTAGTCCATCAGGGAAATGGTGGAGTTACTTATTTCTCTATCACCCTCAGATAGAGACATGAGAGACGTAATTTATACACCCATAGGTCTCGGTTAACGGGTGTTAAAAAATGTTTCAAATTGTGAGGAATTCGAAACATTTGCTTACCTATTTATAGTAGCACTGGGTCCAGTCTCTGTCAAGAGGTCCAATTGCTCAGATAACCCAATGGCAATTAAATTATATTGCCCACTTATTTGTTATGTATTGTTCTATGGATAAAACTTCTGATGTATTCAAAGCTCTTGTCCAAATCAAACATTCGGCAATGTCACCAATAAAAAATCCAGTGCTTCCATCAATATCGCATCCACCATAAAATGTAGATGCCGAAGCACTAGTTGCAGCATTAACAGTGCCAGTGAATGTTAGTGCAACATCAATACCATCTAAACGTGCTTTAAATCTATTTGCATTGCCAGTTTGACTACCATCAAATACAAAAGTTATATGATGAAAATTAGTATCAACAGTTTGAGAATCTATAGTAAATGTAGCACCTGAATGTCCACCAACATACTGAGTTCCATTTTGTCCAAACTGGAAACCAGAAGTATTCGTTGTTGTAATAATTCTTCTACCAGCAGCAGTGCTTAGACTTCTATAAACCAAAACCAATGTAGTTGCAGACAAACTTTGCAAATATGCAATAGGGTTAATTGAAAGTATTTCGTTATTATCAGCATCTTCTCCTGTTGGAGTTGCACCAGTATTGTTAAAACGAACTACACCATAACCATTCTGTATATTATTGAACCATTCTGGTCTTCTACCTCCAGTTGAGTTCCAATCGTGTGAACCTAAACCTCCAGCATTATGCCAAGATGATACTTCAGTTCCAGATGCAATTATGCCAGAGTTAAAAGTTGATGCTAAAGACTGAGATGCATCATACCAAACTTCAAGGTTAGGTAATTGAGAAGCAGATGTAATAACAAGGGGTCTCATTCCAGAACGAAAACTTTGAGATGCTAAACCAAACATAGGATTATCCGAAGGTGACTAACTGACCAAAGACATTATATACACTTCCTGTATAGAAAATAGTAAATGCAATTGCGTCTTTTTTAGATGCATTTCCTGTTGGAACTGAACCACCCTGCCAGTTGATTGTTTGTGCTGAACCACCAATTTGGAGTGCAGTTGGAACATAAGGAGTTACACCTTGAGTAATCATCAAAGTAACGTTAGTTAAACAGTTTGCACTTAAATTTAGATTTGTAAGATTTGCAGTCCAATTACCATTAACTGTTGAAGTGATGTAGAAAGTATTTCCAGTAGAACAATCGAGAGCAACTACTGCAGCAGAAGCAATAGTTGTACTGTAAGAATTATAAGTTTCTTCTACTTGCTGAACTTGTAATCCTGCAGTTGTGAATACATTTCCATTAAATGTTGTGATACCAGTAAATGAATTATTTGATCCAGAAGTTATTCCAGTTCCCGTAATTGTTACATTACCAGTATTTTGACTAACTGAAATGCCAGAACCTGCTGTAATGAAGGTTACAATACCAGTTAAATTGGAACCAGAACCCCTGAAAGAAGATGCAGTAACGATTCCAGAAGAATTTACTGAAGAAACAGTAATGTTTGGAGATCCTGTAAGATTCTGTGCAACTGTTGCAATACCCGAAGTTGTTGCATATCCAGAAATTGTAGATACTCCTGCAGTATTGGAATAAGTTGCAATACCAGAAGTTGATGAGTAAGTAGATACTCCTGCAGTATTGGAATAAGTTGCAATACCAGAAGTTGATGAGTAAGTAGATACTCCTGCAGTATTGGAATAAGTTGCAATACCAGAAGTTGATGAGTAAGTACTTATTCCACTAAAATCAGAATAAGTAGCAATACCTGAAGTTTCAACGTAAGTTTGAGGTACAACCGTAATAGTCGATGCGGTTCCAGATGCAGTTGCGGTTATGTTATTTCCAACAAAATTGAGAGAGAATACACTCCCTGCAGTACCTACAGTTACACTTTCATCTTTTATTGTTAATCCTACAGAATTTCCACCACCTCCACCGAGAGCAGTGATTGTAACCTTTCCAGTATTTTGGTCTACAAGAATTCCAGATCCTGCTTCAATATAAGTAACAATACCAGTTAAGTTTGAACCAGAATCACCAGAAGTTATAAATCCTACTAAAGATTCAGTAGTTGCATATCCAACTAAAGAATTAGTAACATATCCTTCAGTAGCATAACCACTTAAAGCACCAGAAGTTATAAATCCTACTAAAGATTCAGTAGTTGCATAACCAGTTAGATCTGGTGGAGTATAATTAAATACACCACTTGTATTATTATACGTAAGTGTGGAAATACCAGGAGAAGATATAGTTACTGATAAATCAGTGAGAGCAATTCCTCCTCCACCTCCTCCACCAGTAGCAGTGATTGTTACATTACCTGTCGATTGGTCAATGGAAATTCCAGAACCAGCAGTGATATAAGTCACAATACCAGTTAAATTAGAACCAGATGCACCTGAAGTAATAAATCCAACTAAAGAATTAGTGACATAACCTTCAGTTGCATAACCACTTAAAGCACCAGAAGTAATAAATCCAACACTATTAGTAAGATCTCCAGTATCAGAAGGAATAAATGGTTTATTAATTAGATCATTATAATCTCCAGAGAATGTGGATAGTCCAGAGATAGCATTAGTAACATAACCTTCAGTTGCATAACCACTTAAAGCACCAGAAGTAATAAATCCAACTAAAGAATTAG